ACCCAAAAGCCGAAGAGGAAAAGAAAGCCCCTCAGTGGGTCAAGGAACTGCGCAAGCGTAGCCGGGAAGATCAGCGCCGAATTCGTGAGCTTGAAGAAAAGCTGAAATCTGTTGTCGAGCCGGAATCTATCTTGCCGCCACTTGGCAAGAAGCCGACTATCGAAGATGCCGAATACGATGCTGAAGTATTCGAAAAACAGTTAGAGATTTGGTACGACCGAAAAGCCAAGCACGACGCCGAATCAGCACGAATCGAACAGCAGAAAACCGCACAGCAGCGTGAATGGCATGCGAAACTGGAGACGTATGCTCAGTCTAAGCAGTCGATGAAAGTTGTTGATTACGAAGAGGCAGAGCAAGCTGTTCAGGATATGTTTTCGCAAGAGCAGCAAGGGATCATTATCCATAGCGCGGAAGTCCCGGCCCATGTGGTCTATGCTCTCGGGAAAAGCCCGAGCAAGGCGAAAGAACTCGCCAGCATCAAAGACCCTGTGAAATTCGCACACGCACTAGGAAAGTTAGAGGCCAAAATGACCGTTACAACCCGCAAGCCAGAAAGCAAGCCGGAACCCAGAGTGCCGCAGAGTGGCAAGAGTGTATCCGCCGTTGTAAGTGGCGAAGAGGAAAAACTTCTTAAGGAAGCAATGCTCTCTGGCGACATGACAAAATACCGCGCATTCAAGCGTGATAAACGCGAGAATCGCTAAACCTTCTTGACAATGCTGGAAAGTTGTATAATCTAAGCATCAAACGGATTCGCCCACCACGACGGGCAGTGTAATAGTCCGGTCGCCATCCAGCCCTAAATGGATGAGTAAAGAACACACTTACTCAACCATTTAGGAGCTGTCATGGCTAACAACAATTTCGTCAAAGAAGAAGTGGTCGCCTTCGATCAATCGATGGAAGGTTTCGAGGACGCTATCGTCCTGTCAAAAAACGTCTCCCGCTACCAAACCGACGGGCAGATGATGGAGCGAGCCAGCGATATTATCTGGCGTCCGCAGCCGTACATCCTGTCTTCGTACGATGGCACCGATGCAACCGCGAATTTCCAGGACTCTACGCAGCTTGCTGTCCCGGCAACGCTCGGCTATTCGAAGCATGTGCCGATTGAACTGGACGCCAAGCAACTGCGTGACGCTCTTCAAGAGGGCACGCTGGGCAAGGCTGCTATGCAGACCCTCGCTAGTAACATCAATACCGCTGTGATGACGGTCGCCTCGCTGCAAGGCACGCTTGTGGTTGCCCGTTCTGGCGCTGCTGCTGGCTATGATGACGTTGCTCAGTGCGACGCCATCATGAACGAGCAGGGCGTCATGCAATCGGATCGCTATCTCGCTCTGTCGAGCCGCGACTACAACGGCATGGCCAGCAATTTGGCTGTAGCTACCCGTTCATTCGGCAACACGAAGAGCGAGCGCGCCTACGAGCAAGGCTATGTTGGCCGTGTGGCTGGTTTCGAAACCTACAAACTCGACACCAACTACCGCCTTGCTGCTGCCGCTGGTGGTGCCGGCCTGACGATGGACACGCAAGACGCGGCTGTCAATTACTACACGCCCGTTGCCACCCGAGTGGCGGCTACTGGTGAGCGTAGCAACGTTGATAACCGCTACCAGACCATCACTATCTCCAGTACTGTTGGTGTGGCAGCTGGCGACTGCTTTACGGTTGCAGCGCTCAACGCCGTGCATCACATCACCAAGGGCGATACGGGCCAGCTCAAGGCCTTCCGCGTTATCTCGGTTGACTCCGGCACGACCATGACCATTAGCCCCCCGATGATCACCGGCCAAGGTGGCACCGACGCGGAATTGCAGTATCAGAACTGCGTCATCAACACCAAGGCCGCGAACTCGGCAATCGTGTTCAAGAACATCGCCGCCGCCGCCGTCAATCCGTTCTGGCACAAGGATGCTATCGAAATCCTGCCGGGCCGCTACGGTGTGCAAGGCAATTCTGGCGTATCGATCATGCGCTCCACGACCTCTAACGGCATCGAAGTCACGATGTCGAAGTGGGTTGATGGCAACACGCTGAAAACGAAATACCGCTGGGATGTGTTCTTTGGGGTGGTGAATAAGCAACCCGAGATGACCGGCATCATGCTCTTCAACCAGACCTGATAGCAATCAATCATGACGGGGTGGAGAAATCCACCCCTAATCAAATTCACGAAAGGAATTCATCATGGCATCCGTAATTTACGCAGACGGCACCAAAGACGTAACCGTCGCTACTGGCGACAAGATCGCCGTATTCAGCAACTCGAAAGTCAACATCTACCAGCAAGTCGGCTACCCGAATCTGCCCTCGACGTGGAATCTGCTTTATGCCACCACTGACGGAGAGACCTACACCTCTTCCGCCTTCGCCTCTGGTGCAACCATCCGCATCGATGCCGGTCCGGCAATCTGCTACTACGAAACCAACTCTGCTCCGGTGATTGCCGAACCGCAAACGGACATTACCGCCGCAGATGCGAGTTTTACCATCACTGGCTTGCAAGCAACGCAGGGTGGCTCCGTATCTTTGGTCGGTGGCCTATCTACCGGCGGAAATAATGCTGGTGGCGCAATGGCTCAAACCGGCGGCCAAGGTAACGGTACTGGCGCTGGTGGTGCTTCGAGCATTGTCGGCGGTGCTTCGGGTACTGGTGCAACTGGTAACGGCGGCGCTGCATATGTCACAGGTGGAGCGGCTGCCTCGACGAATGGCAACGGTGGCGCGGCTATCCTGGCTGGTGGAGCAAAGGCTGGCTCCGGTATCGATGGCATGATCATCGAGCGCAGCGTCAAGCTGGTCAAGCAAGGCACGCCGACAGCCAAGACGACCAGCGCAACGCTGACCGCCGCTGAAGTTCAGGCCGGCATCATCACCGTCAATCAGGGTGCAGCCGGCGCATCGGCACAGCAACTGCCGACCGCTTCGGCGATGGATACCGCCTTCCCGAATGCCGCTGCTGGAGATGGCTTCGACTTCTCGGTCATCAATATTTCGACCGTAGCCGCCGAAGATGCCAGCCTGACGACCAACACCGGATGGACGCTGGTCGGTTCGATGGTGGTTGAGTCTAACGATGCAGATCGCTCCGCATCGTCTGGCCGCTTCCGCGCTCGCAAGACTGGCGCTGCCGCATGGACGCTGTACCGCTTGGCTTAATCAACTCCGGGGGCTTCGGCCCCCGGCCTCTTGATAGGGTAAATAAATGGATTTCCCCCGCCTCGTTTATAAAAACGCAGACACTTACAAACTAGTCATCCATGAGGATGAATTCGACGCTGCTATTGCTGACGGATGGTATGAAAACGTGCCTGACGCCATCGCCAAGAAGCCGCGCGAGACTGTAGCCAATGCCAATGCTCCTGAATCTGTCCCGGAACAACCGGAAGAGCCCCCCACAGAAGAAAGCGAAGCGCCGCCTACGCGGAAAGAACTAGAGCAGAAGGCTGTCGAGCTTGGTATTAAATTCGATGGCCGTACCCGTGATGGAAAACTTGCCGCTCTAATCGCCGAGAAGCTGGAAGGCTGATATGTCCTGGACCAAACGCCAAATTGTCGAGCAAGCATTTACCGAGATTGGTTTGGCGTCCTATGTCTTTGACCTGTCCGCCGATCAGATGCAATCCGCACTTCGTAACCTTGATGCCATGATGGGTTCATGGATCAACAAGGGCGTTACGCTAGGCTTCCCAATCCCCGGCAGCCCTCAAGATAGCGTGCTGGCCCAAGATACTGGAATCCCCGACTACGCAGCCGAGGCGCTTTACACCAACTTAGCGATTCGCATTGCGCCGAGCTACGGCAAAGCAGTCAGCGCGGAAACGCGGCTTACCGCAAAAGAGGCGCTGAATGGCCTCATGATTCAAGCTGCTCTACCGAATCAAATGCAGCACATCTCCGGCACGCCTATGGGCACTGGATACAAATACATGAGTGCCACAGGCGACCCATTCATTCCTGACCCCGTTCTGTCTCCGGTTGATTATGACAGCAACGGCCAGCTTATTCTCAACGGTGAACAAAATGGCTATTGATCGACTCACCCTAAAAGACACGATTACGGCGGCGACCTACTTTGCCATTAACGTCAATGGCCAAGACTACCGCGCGGCTGCTGATTCTATCCTTGCTTACATCCAGGATAATCTTGTTTTTCCGTCCGATCTTGTTTCGCAATATGTCGCACCGATTGAAGCATCGACTACCCAAGTCAATGACGACAGCGACAATGTATGGCTGATCCTTACCCCGGCAGGCGGCTTGACTGACGCAACGATCAAGCTTCCCCTGTTGGCGAACTGTATCGACCAGCAAGAGATCAACGTCAATTGCACGCAGTCAATCACCAATCTGACGTTCAACGGAAATGGCGCGTCTGTTGTCGGCGGTCCATCCACCATGACTGCAAACGGATTTTTCAAACTTCGATTCGATGATGTACTTGATACCTGGTACCGCGTCGGCTAACCTAGGAGCACTGCTATGGAAAATCTGACTTTCGCCCCCGCTTACGGCTCTGGTGTAAC